CGGAGGCCTCCGCCAATCATTGGCTCAGCCGCGGTGTCGCCGAGCGCCTGCAGGGCGACGACGCCGCTGGGGCAACGCAGCAGGCGCCCACGGGTGGCGAGCAGCCGGCGCTTGGATTGGTAACAGCGGCCGCTAATGGTGCCGCCTCCCCTTCGACCGATGATGATGCAGGGCTCGAGCTCACAGGTGACGACGCGGCCGCCGCCAATGAGAACATATCTGCCTCCGATGCGGGCGAGCCGGCGGAGGCGTCCACTGCCGCTGGCGGAGAGATTGGCCAGCAGGAGGCGTCGACAGTTGCCGGCGGCGAGTTAGGCCAGCCTGAGCGCAAGGCCGGACGCAGGGCGGGCCGGGGCTGATCCGTGGCGCTCTTCAGGACCGTCGCGCCGACGGAGCGGATCATCACCGTGGCAAACGCCAAGGAGCACCTGAACGTCGATAGCAGCCATGACGATCTCCGGATCGATGGGCTCATCTTGGCGGCGACGGCGGCGCTCGACGGCCGTGACGGCATGCTGGGGCGCTGTCTGCTGTCGCAGAGCTGGCGCTTCACGCTGGCCGGCTTCCCCTGCGCTGGCGTCCGGCTGCCGCTGCCGCCCACGATCAGCGTGGCAAGCGTCAAATATCTTGATCCGGCTGAGGTGGAGCAGACGCTGGCGACCGATGTCTACCGCGTGGTGAAAGGCGGCATCGAGGGCGATCTGATCGTGCCCAAGATCGGTCAGGTCTGGCCGCTCACGGCTTGCATGCCGGATGCGGTGCGCGTCGACTTCACTGCCGGCTATGCCACCGACGATCCCGCGCTCGAGCCGCTCCGGCAGGCGGTTCGGCTCCTCGTCAAGCATTGGTTCGACCACGACGGCGTGGAGACAATTCCCGACGCCGTCGCCCTGCTGATCGGCAATTATCGCTTCGCGCCGCTCTAGCCATGGCCAGGCTCGAAGCCCGCGACCTCGACCGGCGGATCACGATCCTGCGCACGGTGGCGGCGCCGTCCGGTCCGTTTAATGAGCCGCCTGGGGCGGCCTGGCTCACGCTTGCCGAGGTGGACGCGAAGGTGGTCGACGCGAGCGCCGGCGAGAGCTACCGGGCCGCGGAGGTAGGCAGCCAGATCACCGCGCGTTTTACCGTCCGCTGGTCGCCGACCGTCGCCGATGTGAACCCGCGCGACCGCATCCGCTGGCGGGGGCGTGATTACGACATTACCGCCGCGCGCGATGTGGGCCGCCGCAAATGGCGCGAGCTCGACGCGGTGGCGCGCGCGGAGGGGGCATAGCGTGAAGGTCAAGGTCGAGGGTCTGAAGGCGCTGCAGACGGCGCTGCGGGCGCTGCCGGATGCGACGGCGAAGAACGTGATCCGGCGCGTGCTGCGCAAGGCCGGTGCGCCGATCGCGGCGCGGGCGCGGGCCTTGGTGCCGGTCGATGAAGGTGATCTGCAGGGCAGTATAGCGGTAAGCACGAAGCTGACCTGGCGGCAGCGCGCCAGGCATCGCAAATATGGCCCGGACGATATCGAGGTCTTCGTCGGAGCCGGACCGCACCCGCAAGCGCATTTGCAGGAGTTCGGCACCCAGCATCATCCGCCACAGCCCTTCATGCGCCCGGCCTGGGATGCGGAGAAAGACGGCGCGCTCGAGGGCATCAAGGCTGATCTGTGGGCTGAGATCGAGAAGTCAGCGAACCGCCTGGCGCGCAAGCGGGCAAAGGCGGGGCGCTGATGGAAGAGGGGCTGATCCAGCGCCTGCTGTCGGATGGCGGCCTTGCAGCGCTGGTCGGCAGCCGGGTGCATGCTGGGTCTCGCCCGCAGGGCTCGGCGCTGCCGGCCGTCGTGCTGCACCGGATCGGCGGCGGGCCGCTCTACGCCGATGACGGCGAGGCCGGGCTCGACGAGGCGCGGGTCCAGATCGACTGCTGGGGCGCGAGCTATGGCGACGCGAAGATGGTCGCGCGCGCCGTCACCGCGCGGCTGTCGGCCTTCACGGGCGCAGCCGGCGGCGTGATGTTTCGCTATGTGATGCTCGACGCGGAGCGGGACCTGCGCGAGGGCGGCGCCAACGCCGCCGAGTACCTGTTCCGCACGAGCCTCGACTTCATCGTCTGGACGGAACGGCAAGGGAGCTGATCATGCCTGCTTTCAAGGGTCGCGACATTCAACTGACATGGGGCGGCGAGGTCATCCCCGGCGTCCGCGAGAAGTCCGCCGCGCTCAATGGCGAGGCGGTCGATGTGAGCTCGGACGAGGACAATGGCTGGCGCTCGCTGCTCGCCGTCTCGGCCGAGAACCAGGTCGATGTCGGAATCTCCGGCGTCACCAAGAACGACCGGCTGAAGCGGGACTGGTTCGCGGGGACGCGCACCAAGACGGTGGTGATCACCTATCCCGATGGCGGCGTCATCTCCGGCACGTTCTTTCTCGCCACCTATACCGATACCGGGCCGTACAACGACGCCACGACCTTCGAGGCCGAGCTGCAGTCGACCGGGGTCGTCACCTACATTCCGGGCGTCTGAGCCGCCACAGCCCCGCAAATCGAGCCACAGGGAGCATTCGAATGGTTGATCTGGTAATCACGCCCGCCAACGTCGTGAAGAGCGCCGATGCGAAAGTCGAGACCGGAATCCTCGGGGCTGCCGGCAACGCCGGCCAGACCGTCTACAAGGACCCGCTCGACAGTAACCGCTTCAAGCTTGCGGACGCCAACTCGGCGACGTCGGCGGCGCGAAATCCGCGCGGCGTGCTGCTGAATGGCGGGGCTGTCAATCAGCCGGCGGCAGTACAGTATGAAGGGCGGATCACGATCGGGGCGGCGGTCGTGCCGGGCACGATCTATGTGCAGTCCGACACCCCCGGCGGCATCATGCCGGCGGCCGATCTTTCCGCCGGCGAGTTCGTCACCGTGCTCGGCGTCGCAGTGTCGACCACCGACATCGAGCTCGCGATCAAGTCCTACAACGTGGCGCCGTAAGATGGCCATTTTCCAGGATGTGGTGCTTGGCTGGGATGGTGCGGCCTACACCATCCCAGCCGAGCGCGTGCTCGGCGCGATCGCGGAGATCGAGCAGGTTATCACGCTGTCCGAGATTGCTGCCTACCATGAGCGCGGCACGGCCCCGATGGCCAAACTGGCGCAGGCTTTCGGCGCCGCACTGCGCTATGCGGGGGCGAAGGTCGCCAATGACGAGGTGTACGCCGGCTTGCTCCGTGGTGGCGACAGCCAAGGCGTTGCCATCAAATCGGTGACCGCACTGTTGCAGATGATGCTGCCGCCGGCATCGATCGCCCAGAAGGAAGCCCCCCGGGGAAACGGCCGCGGGGTCGGCACGCGCTCGTCGAAGAGTGCTACAAGGCCCTCGTCGTCACCGCCAAGACCGTAAGCCGTGAAAGTTTCTGGCGCATGTCGCCCTGCGAGCTGTGGTGGCACATCGAGGCGTGCCAGCCGGTCAAGATGTATGGCCGGATGAGCGAGGACGAAGTGCGCGAGATCTACGAAAACACCTATGGACCCTCTGAACCGCTCTGAGGCTCGCTATGGCAGGACAAGCTGTGATCGGTTCGCTGCGTGTGGTGATGGCCATGGACGCCGGCGAATTCCGCCGCGGCTCGAAGCAGGTGCAGGCCGAGCTTGGCTTGCTGTCCCGCTCCCTCGCGGACATCAGCGCGAAGATCGATCGCGCCTCGATCTACTTCAACACCGGGGTCATGGCCGCCCAGCGCTTCGCCAATGCAGCCAGAGCCATCATCAACGTCTCCTCCGAATTTTCCTCCGGCATGTCAGCGGTCGCGACGCTGGTCGACACCGCGACCGAAAGCATGTCGAAGATGAGCGAGGAGGTGCTGGCGATCGGTCGGCGCACCCCGGTCGCGCTCGCCGATCTGACCACGGGCCTCTATGATCTCCGCTCAGCCGGAACGTCTGCCGAGGACGCCATGTTTCGGCTGGAGAAGTCGGCGCAGCTTGGTGTTGCCGGCCTCGGCTCGACCAAGGAGGCCGTCGATCTCGTGACCTCCTCGATCAATGCCTTCGGCTTGGAAGGCAAAGAGGCGAGTGGGGTTTACAACGCCATCTTCAAGACCATCCAGGCCGGCAAGACGACGATCAGCGGGCTGGCGCAGGGCTTCGGGGCCGTCGCAGGAACGGTCGCCACCGCAGGGATCAAGCTGGACGAATATCTCGCCAGCATCGCCGCGCTGACGGTGACCGGCGTGCCGGCCGCCGTGGCGCATACCCAGATCCGCGCCGCGATTGCAGGGCTCACCCGCGAGAGCGAGCTGGGCGCCAAGGTGCTCGACGCCTTAGGGGCCAAGACCTTCAAAGACCTGGTCGAGCGCTCCGGCGGCATGGTGAATGCCTTCAAGAACATTACCGCTGCGCTCGGCGGCAACGACGCCAACATGATCAAGCTGCTCGGCTCGGTCGAAGCTTACAACGCGGTGATCGCGTTGACCGGGAAGCAGAACGCCGCCTTCAATCAGACCATGGCGAACATGCGCAATGGCGTTGACGCCGTGGGCGATGCCTTCGAGAAGCGCAACGCCGGCATGGGCGCAGCGATGCAGCGCATGACGAACGCCACTCAGGAACTCGGCATTGCGCTCGGCAACGCCCTCGCCCCGACGATCAAGGCCGTTGCCGATGTGGTCACTGGGCTCACGGAGGCGTTCAAGAGCCTGTCGCCGGAGATGCAGGAGAGCCTGGCGCGCTTCGGCATGATCGCCGCAGTGATCGGGCCGGCGGTGATTGCGGTCGGCTTCTTCGCCAATGCGCTGCTGGCCCTGGGGCCGGTCTTCACGGCGATCGGCGCCACGATCGCCGCGCTGATCGCGGTGAGCGGACCGATCGGCGCCTTCGTCATCACCGCAGGCGCCGCCGTTACGGCTTGGAACATCTTCAAGGATGACATCATCAATATTTTCGAGAGCGTCGCCTCCTATATCGATGAGAAGGTGCAGGCGATCATCACCCGGCTCGCCGAGTTCAAGAATTTCCTTTCCAGCATCTGGGACAGCTTCGCCCAAGGCGGCGTCACCAAGGCGGTCGAGACGGCCACGAAGGGGATGACGGACGGCTTCTCGCAGGTTGAGATGCAGATGCAGGGCGTCGCGGCGATGTACGACAGTTTGAAACTCAAGCAGGAAGAAGCCGCGGCGAAGGCCGGTGTCTATAAGGGGCCGGTGATAGCCGCCAACGATGGGGAAGCGGAATCCGTGCGCAACCGCAACTCCGCCTATCGCGAAGGCCTGCAGCTCTTCAACGAGACGCTCACACCGATGGAGCAGTTGATCTTCAAGCAGATGGAGATCAACGCCCTGTTCGCTCAAGGCGCCATCGATGCGACCACTTATGGCCGGGCCATGGCCCAGGCCTCCGCGATCAGCGCCAAGAACATGGATAGTCTTGCCTCGACGATATCGTCCAATCTCTCCGCCATCTTCGGGGAGTCGAAAGCCGTCGCGATCGCGACCGC